CAATTAGAGCAGAGTTATTTAATGAAACTGCAGGCACAGCTTATGATAACTCTCATCGTGGGCCAGATGTAGATAATGTTACATTAAATGTTACTTATACCTATATACCTCCTATTAATGAGGATACACAAGAGGTTATAGATGATATTGACCAAGATATTATTGATATAGTAGAAGATATTCCAGATGATTTTAATTGGGATACAGATGATATATACTTTGAAGAAGAGTACATAGTTATAGAAGATGAATTTACATTTGATGAAATTTATTTTGAAGATATAGAAACAATTTATATAGAAGAGTTGCCTCCGATAATGGAAGAGTTTGATATGGAGGGTTTTGAAGAAATACCAGAGATAGAAGAGGTATTTTTTGAAAATGATTTTATAATGGAACCTCCACCAATGATGGTAGAGGAAGTATTTACAGAAGAATTTGAAGAAGACTTTACAGATTTCTTAGAAGAAACAGGCATGGAAGAGGAGTTCATGGAGTTTCTTGAGGATGAAGGTATAACAGCCGAAGAGTTTTTTGAAGAGATAACTGAGGAGGAGTTCAATGACGAACTTACTGAGGAATCTTTTGAAGAGTTTGAGGAACCAATGGAAGAAATCGCAACAAACGAAGAGAGCGTACCAGAGGTTATTGAAGATGAAAAAGAAACGATGGAAGAACCTACTGCATCTGAATCAGAACCAGTTGAAGAAGAGCCAACAGAGGTAGCAAAAAATGAACCTAAAGACGAGCCACAACAAGAATCAGAAAAAGACGAACCCAGTAGCGAAAGCACTGAGGAATCCGAAGTACAGCCAGAAGATAGTGGAGAAGAAGACAGTGTACAACCGGAAGACGGAGAAAAAGTGGACACCGAAGACGGGGTTATTACAGATGTTGCAAAGGTAGAAAGTAAACTAAAACAAAATTTAAAAGCTATAGCAAAACAGATAGCACAAGTAACAAAAGAAAACACTCAAAACTTAACAAAAGAAGATTTATTTTTTAAAGGAAATGACCTTGATGCGTATAAACAAGTAGCGTTTTATACAGCAAAAGAAGTGTATGAAAATACAAATATGGGTTTATTTCTACAAATTGATTTATCTCCTTATACTGGAGATATTTATGTAGGTGCTAATTTAAATGCCTACAAAGAAGATGACCCTATTGAAATTAATAGAGTTAAATTAATTAATATAACAACAGTTAAAAACAAACTATTAGCTGAATTGGAGGCACTAAGACGATGAAAATAATGGATAAACTAAGTACATACGCCGCATTATTAGGCGTTATTGGAGCAATAGGTGGGGGTTTTTACACTTGGGGCCAGTTTAATTCACGAATAGATGCAATAGAATCTACACCCGCAGTTAATTTAAGCTCATTAAAAGAAAAAGATAAAGAGTTAGCAAGTAAAGTTGATGAAGCTTTATTATATGCTAATGAATATAAAGTAGATTTAACTTCTGTATTCTCACAAATTGCTAAAGTAAGAGAAGAAATAGCAATGCTTGATATACCAGAAGGAACAGATTTAACTGAAGTTTACGAACAAATATCTAGTGTAAAACAATCTATAGCAGGTATAAACATACCTAACATAAACGGTCTTAAGAAAGATATTAAAGAAATAAAAGATATGATATCTGAAGTAGAAAAGAATGTTGCTATTGCACTAAAAGAAAATGAGTTACAAAATATACTTATAGAAGAAATAAAACTAAAAGGAAACAACCCATTATCCAACTAATTTTTTTATGAAATTTTAGGTGTAAACTAGTAAGTCATTTTTTGTATATCTTTTAACATAAGATTAAAAATTTCATTGGAGTACTTTAGCATAGATGTTATAGCGGGAGTATTTTCGTAAGACGGGTTCCACTTATCCATAGCCTCTGTAAATTCGTTTGCAGGGGCTATTTTTTTTTCTGCAATTATCAATCCTTGGGTAGTTAGTTTTAATTCAAAACTAGCTATTGTTGTAGAGTTTTCCATATATCATTTCTTGGTATCTCCCGTTACATATTTTTTAGTCCATTGGTAGTAACTTAAATCTTTTATATCTTTTCTAAAAGCATTTACTTCCTCCTTTTCTTTCTTTTTTATTTCTTCAAATTGCTCTTCCTCAGTAGGAAAAAATATTGCTTCATTAGTTTGTGTGTCTTTAGGTTTTTCTATAGGTTTAGAGGGTTCACTAGCAATACCTCTTTCTACTATCTCAAAAAAATGCTTGTGGTTATGGTATATCTTACCTTCATTTTCTAGAGTTATTTCCCAATCATTATCAGCGATATCATCTAATTTTCTTATCCTAACTATTTTCATTTCTTTTCCTTAAAATGTATTTCACCTGCTATAGCACCATATGCCGCCATATCAATGTATGTATCTTTACTTGTAGCACCTAATTTAGTTCTAGCAATTTTTAATAAGCACATCATAATAGCTACATTTTCAGCAGTTATAGTATGTCCAATATATGCTGACCAAAGATTGGCTATATTTTGATGGTTATCTGTTTTATCCCCATAATCTTTTTGTCTTTGTCCACCAACTAAAGTTATTGCTTCTCCTAAAAATTCTTTTGTGTTACTCATTTCTTTTTCTTCTTAAACTTTCTACCTACAAAAAATACTACTGTATTTATGCAAGTGTTTATTGTTACCATAATTAAAATCCACCACTGCCAAAATTCAACTGTCATACTTTTATTAAATCACCCATAGGAACTAAATATCCTTTTGATGTTAAATTATCACCACCCGGTAAAACTCTATAATCTTTACTAACTAATTTTTTTAATCTTGATAGAGGAATATGTATAGAAAACAAGTGTCTATCTCCTTTACTAACTATTTTAAATATCCATGTATCAGATTTACTAGTACGAATACCACTATCTTTACCTCTAGATTGAAATTCTACATACACATTACCTGTTTTATGTGCCTTTCTATCTGTTTTTAACTCAAAATTTTCCATAGATTTCATTACAAGTTTTTCATGCTTTTTACCATATGACAAATCTTTACTGAATTTAGTTACAGAGAAATCACTTTCTCTTAGCTTTTTAATACTATTAGATTTATTTTCTGTTACTGTACTCAATGTAATTTTCCTAACTTAACGTGTTCTATGTTATCTGATATCATATCAGAAGTAACATCCTCGCCTTTATTTTCTAATTCAACCATTTTATCCATCACAGACATTTGACCTTTTTGTACTACACCATCTAAATCTGTATCAATAATATCCATAAGACCTTTTAAAACAAAAAAAGCTGATGGTATAGGTTTTTTAGGGTCAGTAGTATCGTATGCAGTTACATCAAATGCTTGTCCATCTGCTGATGGTGTCATTACAAGATAAAACTTATTAGGTAGTAAAGACATTTTTTCTGTCTCTAGTTCCGTATTATTTATAGCCATTCTTGAGGTATCCTTTTTTCTGCCCAGAGTATTTTATTTTTGTCACACCATGCACCATAAGTTGTTTTACTGGATTTGTTAAGTTTATTATTAGCATTTACAAATAAAAATCTAATATCAATATCTGGATTTTGTTCTCTAACAAGTAAATGTTTTTTTCTATCTGCTGAATCAAAAAATCCTTTTGTTTCTATGTATATGTCTTGTTTGAAAAGGTAAAAATCGGGGGTATATCGTTTAATCTTGGGTTGGTATTCAACATATGATTTCTCATATTCATATTTAATATTGTTTTTTATCAACCAATGAGCAAATCCCCGTTCAAATTCAGACCTAAAGCCTTTTCTTAAACTCATAAAAGCGTTTTCATTTTAAATCTATTTGTTAAATCAATGTTATTTACAAATATAGTAGCTAACAAAGGTGCATGCTTTTCTAATTCTATTATTGCTTCGTTAATTTCTATAGTAGGTAAAATAGCTAACTTACCTTGTTTAATTCTTATATGTAATGCATTAAAATAATTGTTTATTACTCTAGTTTTTCTAGGTACATTATCTTCTCTGTAGTACCCTTCTTTACCTATTGTTTCTCTTGTTATAAGGGGATGACAATTTTCTGCACCTCTCATAAACTCTCTCATTTCGCCGCCACCTTCTCTTAATTCATTTTCTGTGTATACCCAAACTGCATCTTTGTTCGTTAGTATATCATCTTTACGAAAAGGACTTGATAACCATAGTACGTTCATATATTTTTTACCTCTGTATTTTTTAATTTGTTATACCAAACAAAAGGTTTAGACTTAGCTTTAGATGTAACTTTTTCATGTAGTACGGCTTTAGGCCAACAATGACTTCTAAATTCACAATAACCACAAGTACTTTCTAATGTTGTATTTCCTGTAGGTATTCTTATTCCTTTTTGTTTACCAGATTTAGGTACATAAGTTTCTTCTATATCTGTAAATAACTTTTCAAATTTAGCTTTAGAATTAAGCGTTTTAATTGTTTCATTAGCTTGTTCTAACATGTCTTTTCTATCTTCTTGTTGGTCTTCTGGAGCCTCACATACAGCAAATTCTCCTGTAACTTTATTTATAGCTATCCAACCACCAAAAGGTGAGTTATCAGCCTCACTATACATATGACCTTGCATAATGTAACCAAAAGAATCATTTTCTTTTATCTTATTGTAACTACCATATTCACCAAACTTACTAAGAAAACTTGCAGGACTTGCTGATTTTATATCCCAAACTCTTCCATCTATTTTAACATCGTATGTACCTTTCAATTCGATACCACCTATTTTCAATGATACAGGCTCTTGTAACTTTTCTATGTTTATTCCTGCACCCTTCATAACTGCTATAGCAACCGCTTCTAGCAAATCACCCATCAAAAACTTTATTATTGTATTATATTGAAATTCTTTTTTAATACCTTTTTTTTCTAATTGTTGTTGGCATAGTGGCTTTCCTAAACCAGACATACGAATACGCCAATCCATTTGTTCGTTAAATTGTTTTTCTAATGCTTTACCACAAGATTCTTTAAATTCTTTAATAACAGAAGGGGGAAGTGGTTTAGACTTCCCCCTAATTGCGTCATAGAGAAAATTCTCTATTAGAGTAGATAACATACTGTTATTCGTCCAACTGAATAGCTAGGGAGTGGTCGCCATCTTTAGTTTGTTGTTTAACAGCAGTTCTATGCTTTTCCATAACGCCTTCGTTTACGGATTTTATTACAACCGCAAACTCTTTTAATAGAGTAGTATCTTGTTCAGATAACTCTACTGATTCACCAACTTTCATATCTATAGAAAAGAATGTGTTACCACCCGATTTCTGTTTTTTGGTAGATAATAAAAGATTGTTTCGTATCATTGGTTTCTTTTGCGTAGCTAAAGATTTAAGGGCTGTAGCCACAGGTATATAATTAACCCCTTTAGCATAAAGAACACAAGGAATTTGTTTTAAATTAACATCACTACCATCAGATTTTTTACCATTCATGTCAGCAACACCGTATATAA